TAAAACAAAAGCCTCGATCCCCGTTTCCAACTGGTTGGCCCAATATATGCAGCAACCGACTGCCGAAGAAGGAGCCATATTAAAACGAGAATGGTGGCGTGATTTTGAAGGCAATAACCCTCCACCGTTAGATTATAAAATTATGTCTCTCGATACCGCATTTACTAAATCAACTACAGCCGACTATAGCGCTATAACCATGTGGGGTGTCTTTACGACCGAGGACCGGGGACAAAATATAATTTTACTCAACGCTTTTAAAGGTAGGTACGAGTTCCCCGAACTTCGAAGAGTGGCTCTGGAAGAATACCAAGACTGGCGACCGGACATGGTCATCATCGAAGCAAAAGCGAGTGGACTACCTCTGACTCACGAGCTAAGGCAAATGGATATCCCAGTTATTAACTTTACACCCTCAAAAGGAAATGATAAACACACGAGAGTAAACTCCGTTGCCCCGCTTTTTGAAAGCGGTAAAGTATGGGCCCCGATGCATGAGCATTTTGCCCAGGAAGTAGTGGAAGAGTGTGCATCTTTTCCATTCGGAGATCATGATGACTACGTCGATAGTACGACACAGGCCATTATGCGAATTAGACAGGGTGGTCTGGTTCGACATCCTGAAGATTACAAGGACGAACCTATTGTAAGAGGACAAGTAAAGTATTATGGCTAAAAAAGTATTAGTAGATCAAATTTTAAAATTATACTCCAAATTAGGGGGCAATGTTAATGAGGTCCTTGGTACCCGAACCAACATTAATTTTTTAGGAGTAGGTAAGAGTCCAGAAGGCTTTATAGATTCTACAATCAATATAGACGCCATCGGTGCTCTAGGTAAAAATAAAGTTTTAGACGAATTAAAAAGCTCTATGGGCTATTTAACGGCTAATAAGTTAAACGACGTTCAAGCAGGAAAGTTATACGAAAACATGTTAAAGATTGACAACGTCTTTAACCCACCGGTAGCTCCAGCAAACATCATTGATCTGGGAACAGGGACCAGGAACCTAACAGACGAAGGTCTCGGTGCTTTAAGAGCAACTAGAAAAACAGATGATGATGTAAGAGTTATAAGAGATGAAGTTCAAAAACAAGATCCAAATTTTATCCCTATGAGAGCCGATCAATACAGAGATGTATTTGGTAAAAGCCCTGGATTAAAAAATGTAGATGATTTACCACCACCAGGTTCACGTGGAGGACCAGATGATATTGCAGCACCCGTTCAACAATACTCTAATGAAGTTGATGCTCTTGAAACTATGGTTAAAAATAAAGCAGGTAATGATTTTATTGCTGGCTACGTTACTGAACTTTATAAAAATGCAGGAGCTGTATCTGCAACAGAGGTTGCAAAGAAAAGAGCAGCAGCTAGAGCTTTTTTAAATACTATGTTAAAAAAAGAAACAGACTTACTTCCTCCTGGTAAAGGTGGAACTTTAGAATCTGTAGTAAGTGAAGCAGATTACAAATTTATTACAGAAGGCGGTGGTGGAGTTTTAGGAGATCCATTGGTATTAATTAAGAAATATTTCGGTGATGAAGTTGCAAGAAGACTTCCATTAGATTCTGATAGAATAATTATAGAAGAATTTGTCGATAACGTTCGTTTCACAAAAGATAAAGCTGGATTTGCAACTGACGATCCAAGATTCAATCCTGATGACCTTCCAGAATTTAAACATGGCGGACTAGCCCAGATCCTGGAGGTCTAATGGCATTACCACCACCAAATCCACCACAAGGTTATACGACACTTGAAGGCTTAGCTGAATTATTTGGCATAGGTAAAAGTGGATTAAAAAAAATATTGGTTGGTGCAGAAAATCAATATAATAAAAAATATCGTGAATTTTTAAAACCTCTTCTTACAATTAAACCTAGAAGTGGTAGTCAAGTTTATAATTACTATAAAATTCCAACAGATAATCAATTAGCAAAAATAAAAGAATTTTTTGGCAGAACAACTATCAGTCAAGATTTAGTTAACGACATAAAAGCATTACATAACAGTAAAGTTGTTCAATCATCTTTAAATAAAGGAACAATACCCTCTCTAGAAGTTTTAATGGACGTTACAGGTAAGTCTGTGGGTAGAACAGCTAATGCATTAGGTACATTAGGTAAAATGTATCGAGGAGATAGTTATAGGGGTTTTGAATTACCTAAAAATGCAAAAAAAGGAAAATTAATTTTTAATAAAATAAAAAGCGGTCGTTCAATGACCAATCCTTTGAAAAGAGCTTGGTATAATATAGCAGTTGATGAAGTTGACAAATCTATTGGTAAAGAAGTTGGAACGTTTAGAAAATTTAAAAGATTTTTTAAAGAAAATTTAAATAGACGTTTAGGAACAGGACACGGTTTTAGTTTAAATGAAATAACTAGTATTAATGCGGCTGTTAATAATAAATTATCGCCGTATGCAGCATTTGTTGATATTACCAAATCAGATATTAACACAGGACAACTAGCAGGATTACAAGGTGACTTATCTAAGGCATTAACACGTGCAGATAAATTAATTAAAGCAGGTAATGTAGATCTCGGTTATGAAGAGATTAGAAAATTTAATGAAATAACCAGACCTAAATTTATTAAAGGAATTGAAGCTAAATTTCCTGGAGCTTCCGACCAAATTAGATTTCCAGAAATAAAAACCGGAACAAAATTAACAGATACTTACAAAGCATCTGACTTAGCTAGATATAAAGAGATGGGTATTGATTTACAAAAACTAGCAGATGAAAAAAAATATTATTTAGATGTTAAAGGAGCCAGACCTTATCCTGAAATAGAAAAAAATTTAAAAAGAAATTTATTAGATGCTGCAAACAGATTATCTAAAAAAGATCAGGTAATGTATTGCAGTTTATTATCTCGTGGAGGTTTACCAGGAGACTGTGCGGCTGCAATAGATAACAATCCTGTAAAAGCTGCTCAAGTTTTTGATGAAGCTCCTGTAACAAGTAAAGGAATGGAAAAAGTTAAAAACGCTGCAAGTAGTTTTTTAAACTTTGCAAAAAGGGGTGGTAAGTACGGTGCGATTGCAGCGGCAGGTGCAGCAACAGCTGGTCTTGTTAAAACATTCATGAACGACGATCCAACAACTTATTTATCTAATGAAGATCAACAGAAGAATATGTTAATCTCCATGGTAACAGATCCAATTGATGACACACCACAAGAGGACCCAGCAATTCTAGATTACCAATTACCAACTCTTGGTGCAGTAACTGCAGCAGGAATGGTTCCTGGGGGTAAAAGATTATATGATGTTAGAAGAAGGGGTGGTCCAAATCTAAAACCAGCAGGTCCTGTAAGATCTGCACTTGGATTAAGAGGCGTACTTGGAAAAGGTTTAGCAGCAACTGCAACACCATTAGGTTTAGCTGCATTAGAGCCATTACATATTGCAGGTCAAATTGCACAAGGAGATTCTCCAACAGATATTGCAACTAATCCATGGAATTATTTAGGACCTACTTTTGCGGCGCCATTAACAAAAGAAGCTACAAAATTTGCCGGTCCAACAATGTCTAAAATTATGAGAATGGGTATGAGTCCGACAGCATTAAGAGGCTTATCTAGATTTGGTGGCTATGGTTTAGCTGCTTCATTAGGAATTCAAGGTCTTCAAAAATTTGATGATTGGAGAAACAAGAGAGGTTGGTTTAGTGAAGAATAAAACTCTTGTTGCAAATATGCAACACGTCAAATGGAAGGAGATACCACCTTTAAAGGGACCTGACTCACAGGGGTTGAATGTTCCCACAAAACAAGTTAAAACAATAGAGAACTCGGAGAATATAAATGGCAAAAATAGACAAACCATTACCAAACGTAAATACTGAAATTAAAGTACCTGGCGAAGAGGAAATCGCAGTTGCTCAAGAAGAAACAATCAAAGAGCAAGTTGGTCCTGAAGATGTTGAAGTAACTCAAGAAGAAGACGGTGGTGCAACAATTAATTTTGATCCAGAAGCAGTTAACCAGCCTGGAGGAGAAAGCCATTTTGACAATTTAGCAGAATTATTACCAGAACAAACTTTAGGAAAGTTAGGTTCTGAATTAGTAGGAAATTACGAACAATATAAAGGTTCTAGAAAAGCGTGGGAAGATACTTACACAAAAGGTTTAGATCTTTTAGGATTTAAATATGAAAATCCAACTCAACCATTTCAAGGAGCTAGTGGTGCAACTCACCCAGTATTAGCAGAATCAGTTACACAGTTTCAAGCACAAGCTTACAAAGAATTACTTCCAGCAACTGGTCCAGTACATACACAAATAATTGGACTTGCTGATAGAGCAAGAGAAGACCAGTCGCAAAGAGTTAAAGAATTCATGAACTATCAGCTCATGGATGTGATGAAAGAGTACGAACCCGAGTTCGACACAATGCTTTTTTATCTCCCTCTTAGTGGCTCTGCCTTCAAAAAAGTTTATTACGATGAACTTTTAGGCAGAGCTGTTTCAAAATTTGTTCCAGCTGATGATTTAGTTGTGCCATACACTGCTACATCTTTAGAAGATGCAGAAGCAGTTGTGCATGTAATTAAAATGTCAGAAAATGATTTAAGAAAAAAACAAGTTGCAGGTTTCTATATGGATGTAGAATTAACACCTGGTTATAATCAAGAAACAGAAGTAGAGAAAAAAGAAAGAGAACTTGAAGGAATTAAAAAAACTAGAGATGAAGATGTATTTACAATTTTAGAAATACATACTGATTTAGATTTAGAAGGTTTTGAAGACAAAGATTCAACTGGTGAAGCAACTGGAATTAAACTTCCATACATTATTACCATTGAAATGGGAAACAGACAGATTCTATCAATTAGAAGAAACTATAAAATAGATGATCCACAAAAAAACAAAATAGATTATTTTGTACATTTTAAATTTTTACCTGGATTAGGTTTTTATGGGTTTGGATTAATTCATATGATAGGTGGATTGTCGAGAACGGCAACTACTGCTTTACGTCAACTACTTGACGCAGGAACTTTAAGTAATTTACCGGCCGGATTTAAACAAAGAGGAATCCGTGTTAGAGATGAGGCACAAGCTATACAGCCTGGAGAATTCAGAGATGTAGATGCACCTGGAGGAAGTATCAAAGATGCATTTATGCCTTTACCATTTAAAGAACCATCAGCAACTTTATTGCAATCTTCCTCTTCCT